AGTAAGTGCTTAAAATATTGTTTTCTTTAATTTATTGTTTCTCATGCTTTCTTGTTCTTCTTTTATTAATTTTTCATATTCTTTTCGTATATCATCAGGTGTATCTTCTTTTAATTTTGTCCTGTTTCCATTTTCATCTTCTTCATCGGATAACCAATCTAACCATCTAGGATTTAGTATCATCTATATCATTCCTTTCATTACTTTAACAATTTCTTTACTAAGTACACTGGCATTATTCCTATTTTTATAATAGTCTGCAAATGCTTCTCCTATTGTCTCACTGTATTTTGTCATTGCATACTTAGAAATATTACTTCTTAATAAGTTTTGTGACATTTTATCACTAATTCCTAAATTGTTAAATGCTTTTGCTACAATTTCTTTTGTTGTTATATCATTATTCCAGTCCTTAATTATTAAATTTTTATCAGTATATCTGTTTTTAATTATTTCATATGTAACACAATGTCCTAATTCGTGATTTCCTAAATCCTCATATGTTGTATTTTTAGGATGAAAACCATTCCTTACATCTTTTTGATATTGTTTTCTTACTGTGTTTATATCTCCATAAAATTTCTTGTTAATCTCCATAATATATTTATTATCTTCTATATCTGGTGTAATATTTAATCCTCCATTTGGATGTTCTATTACACTGATTTCTTTAAGCTTTTTTCTTATCTGTGGAAATTCTTTATAAACTTTATTCATATTATTTAATGTATCAAGCAATGCTTTTTTGTCTAATCCTTTTAATTTGGCTTTTTGAACATTATATTTATTCTTTACTGTCTTTTCTAGAGCACTGTCAAAAATACCATATTTCTTTTCTAATTCATAATATTGCAAATACATAATATAACTTCTGCAATAATGAAAGTGATGTTGTATTGGTGGAAGATTTAAACCTAATACTAATCCATTACATCTAATTCTTTGTATTGTTAACTCTTTTTGTGTTTCACCATAATATCTATCAAATACATTTTCTTTGTTGATATAAAATTCTTGATTATTTAAACTATCACACATCAATGTTGTTTTATCATCTTCTACTGCTATAAATCTAACTTTTGAATTATCTTCTGCTACTTCTTTTATTCCTTCCACTTTCGCGAGATTGTTTAATCCAATCATTTGTAAATCAACTGCACCTGATATTTTGTCATTATTTATATTAAGTTTTTGATTATTTTGCCTATTTATTATTATCTGAAATTCACTAGAATCGATTTCTAGATCTTTTTGTTGTTGTATATTTAAAATTACTTGTTTGTATATTTGCTGTGCATTATATTGTATTGTTGCTTCAATATATTGTTTCCAAGTTAGTCCGACTATAGTTTGGTTGGTCTAATAACACAAGAAATAAAGCCATCTCTAATATTGATGGCTTTCTCTTTTGCTCGACTTCTTTTATTCCTTTTTGATAATAATAATTTGCGTCTTCATACATTATTAGATTTTCATATTCATCTAATTTGTTTTGTTCTTCTATATATGCACTATAAATTAATAATTCTAGTATTTCACTATTTTTTACTCTTGTTCTTCTATAAATATTATTTGCTAATACTCCAAAATAACCTACTAATAATTTTTGTTCTTTCCATTGTTCTATATATGCATTTATCCTTTTTTTAGTCTTATTGTCTGCTATGTCATATATATTTTCTGATGTAAAGTTAAATGTATCGAATAGTTCTTGTAATCTATTTTGAGTTTGTTTGTTTGTCTTTTGATATATCATTTTCAGTTTTTGCATCTGTTGGTCGTGGTACTTCCACATTTCCATTTGCATCACCTACTTTTCCGTTATTATCTTGCCCCAATTTAGTCATATTCTCTAGATTTTTTTGCATATTTTCTTCATTTTGTTTATCTATCTTTTCTAACTCCGAATTACTATCTAAGTCATCAGGTAACATATCAATAATCGATGCATCACTTAACAATCCTCTTAGTTTTAATGCTCTTGTTGTCTCTGTATCTTTATCAGTTGGTAGATTTCTTTGTAAATCTATTTTTATGCTTCTAAAATCATAAGACTTATGTTTTCTTTTATTTATTCTATCTATGATTGTTTCCCATCTTCTTAATATTGCTTGCTTAAAGTGTTTATCTGCATCAGTTATCATTTGTTCTAATGCAAAGAACTTTCTGTCTAATGCACTTGCATTGTCTGCATTTGTAAATCCTAAATCTGTTATATTCGGTACTCCGCTTATCATTGCTATTAAATCTATTAATGTCTTCTTATGATTTTCTAGTGCTGTATCTTGTACTGATTTTTCTACCCACGCTATGTCTCCTGTATTATCTGGAGTATAAAATACTTGCATTTTTAATAGTGCTTTGTCCTCTTCTTCTCTTGCTTTATTAACTACTTGTTTAGGTTGTCCATTTTCATCTACCTCTGGATTTCCTTCTGCATCTAATTTTGTTGTCATTAGTTCATTTTGTGGTGTAAAACCTGTTATTTTTAATTTTGCATCATCATTATATTGAAATGTATTTCTACTATTTTGTACTACTCTTTCATAAGCACAAATTAAAGAGACTACCAATTCAAAGCTTGATAATCCCATTTCATTTTCTATTGCTATGCAAGGAAGCATATTCCATTTACTTTTTTCAAATTTTTGTTTATCTTCTTGTAATTTTGCATAATTATTTGGTGTTGGCGAATAGTATCTTTTGCCATTTATTGTTGTTAATTCTACTATTGTTATGTCTGCACCATTTTTATCTCTTTCAGTCCATTTTCTTAATTGTCCTATTTGTTTTACTGGTGTTGAATAATCAAATATTCCTATTGTATTTAATGCACTTTGTTTAGTATATACTATTTCATTATCTTCATTCTCGTATAATACTTCATAGCATCCTCTCATTCCAAAATAATCAAATGCTAAATCAAAATATTCTGTTCCATCATCATTGTATTTACTTATATAATCTATAAGAACTTTTAACTCTTCGTCTTTATTTGCATCTATATTGAATACTTTGTTAAGCAGTTTCTTTATTATATTTAATTTCGTTGGGTCTGATATTTTTTCAACATCATATACTGGTGCTTTTCCTGCAAAATATCCTGTTACCATTGAATTTATATAATTTTCAAATGCTACTTTTATTTTTTCATCATTTATACTTACTAGTTCAGAATTATCTGTCTTTCTTCTTATTCTTTCATATAATTGTTTTCTTGCATCCCATTCTTTATCTGCTAACATTAATATTTGTGTTACGCTATTTTCATTTTCTAATGTTTCTGGATTCCATTGTATCATTGTTTTCCTCCTATATTGGTTTTATATAACCAAATTGTAATTTCTTTTGATTTATGTATTTTTCTACTGCATACCTCATTGCGTCCATCAAATGGTTAAAATCATCTATTGGTCTATTTATTTTATTTCCAAACTTGTCCTCGTCCCAAGTATAGTTGCTTATTTCTGTTATAAAATTTACACATCTAGGGTGTATTATAATTTCAAAATCTTGTATAAATTGAATACCATTGTTTATACTGTCTTTTCCTTTTAATGCTCCTGTTATGTGTCTTAATCCTAATCCTCTTAATTCGTCTATTGACTTTGGTTCTGCACTATCTGCTGTTATTTTTTCTTTTGAATAACCCATTTGATTTATTTTGTCGTATATTGCTTTGTTACTCATTCCTTTTTGATATATTTCATCGTATACATAAATTTTCTTATTTTTTAAATCTATTGCACCACAAAATAGTGCCGTTGGGTCATTTGTATAACCAAAGTCTAACCCAAAAGCACTATCTAAGTTTCTTATTGTATTTAATTCAAATTTTTCTTCTTTCCAATTTTCATAAACTAATCCATCAACAATACCCCAGTTACCTAATCCTGCAACTTGATATCTTCTAGGATTATTTTTCTTCATTCTTTCAAATACTTTTTTATCCGCCTCATCTAGCCACTCGTTACAAAGATAATTTGTTGTCATTGCTAATATATCATCATCTTTAACATCAAAAAATCTTTTCTTTATCCAATGATGTTCATTCCAAGGATTTAATGTTATTGTTATTTGTTTGAATAGTCCTTCTGGAACTTCTCCGTCTTATACTTTCATCTATTACATCAAAATCAGACTCTTTCGTTATTTCGTATGCTTCTTCAATCCATAACCAACATAAAACACCAATATCTACTGATATTGATGTTACTTTTAATGGATCGTCTAACCCTCTAAAATATATTTTCTGTCCTGTAGGTTTGTATGTCATTTCTAATGGGCTTTCTTTTATTTCCCAGAAATTATCTACTTGTAATCTATGTATTGCCCATTTTAATTCTGTAAAACAACTATCTTTTAATGTTCTAAACGTCTTTCTAATTACAAGTGTATTAGCCTCTTTGTATTTCATCATGTTACTTATTATCCATAATGCTGTTGTCTTTGATTTTTTACTTGCTCTTGAACCTTTACATACTCTATATCTACATTTGCAATGCCAATACTCTGCATAACCTTTTCCAACTATACTTTGTAATGATATGTTATTTACTTGTTTCTGTATGTTTTTGTTTATTATTTTATTCTGTAATATCATCTGTTATCACCACTGGTATATTTCCAGCAACTTCAAATTTTTCTTTAAATGTTCCATACTTTTGTCCTAATAGTTTTGCGCAGTCAGTTCTGTCCTTTAACGAAGCATCTAATCCGAATTGGTCTTTTTCTTCTCCACGCATTACTCTTGTAAGATATTGTAATACTTCTTCTTGTGAGGCTATCATGTTTTGTTGTAATTCTTCCATTCTAACTTCTATATAATTTTTTACCAAGTAATTTGCGAGTAATTTTCTTGCATTAGCTTCCGCAACTTTTCTATTAGTTGCTTTATAACCTGCATCAATATAACTTTGTGTTGCATTTCCTGTTTCTATATATAAATCTGCAAATTTTCGTTGTTTTATAGTTAGCTCTTTTACTTTTTCATCTTCCATCTGCCTCACTTCCTTTTCTATGTTCCTCTATTAGATATTTCATTACATCTATTTTGCTATAACATTCTTCTTTTTGCTTATATCTATCTTGTAATTCAAATTCATCTGTTTCTTCGTTGTATGTTTCTACTTGTTCTCTTTTTAGTATTTGATATTTAGTACAATACTTACAATTCTTTTCACTATAAAATTGGAAACTATTTATTTTATATATCTGTCCTTTTGTAGATAAGGCATATAATAATTTGTTTATGTTTTTATTTATGTTCATTTCTTACCTCAAAAAATTTATCTACTATTTCATGTATAATGTCATAAGAATTTGATACTATATCTGCAACATCTTCCTCTGTGTATTGTTTTTCACAATGTGTTATATAATTATCTATATAGCAATGTGTTAGTTCATGAATTAATGTTGATTTTTTTCTCGCTTCTGGTAAATCTTCATCAATATATATTTTCAAAGTGTCACAATATGTAATTCCATAATATCTCATATCTATTGATTTTAAATTTTCTTCTTCATTTGCTCTTCTAATATTTTGCATATTTTTTATTGATTCTTGGGATGCTTCTGTTATTGTCCATTCTCTGTTATTTATTTTAAATTTCATTTAATTAAACACCTCTCTTTTATTCTATAAGGGCAAAATACTTTACCTTCTCTTAGACTTGTAACCTCTAAAAAAGAACAGTTTTTACACTGTTCTGGTAATTCATTTTTTATTTGTTTTAGTTTGTCATTATCCTTATATTTCTGTTCTTCTTCTATCATATTTAGCGCTTCCTCACAACTGTCAAATTTACATGCTTTACACTTTTTGTTCTTGTTAGAGCATATCTTATTATCTATCAAACATTGAACCATATTTTATTCCTCATCTGTGCATGTTAATTTGCCGTCTAGCCTTCTTGTTATTTTACAGTCTATATTTTTTGTACATTTGCTACAGTTTTCTTTCTTGAATTGTTCTATTTCTTTATCCATATAAAAACACCTTCTTCTTTTTATTTATAAGCATTACGAAATATGTAAGTTATATATAATTGCACTCTAGAACTGAACGGCTGTTATTTGCCACTCTGCTATATATGTTTACATACTTCGTACTATCAATAAATTAATTATGTGCGGATACTTTAATAACTATAATAAAAGAGCTAGCTATACATATATAACTAACTCTTTGGGGAAATGTGTACTTTTTAAATTTTTCTATTATAATTATAGTATATTAAGAAAGTAATTAAAAGGAAGTATTAGCGAAATTTTAGCGAAGTTTTATTCTGCGACATTAATTACTTCTAACATATTTTTAAATGCATTATCTCTATATGTTTGTAATTGTTTTATAGACTTATGTATTTCAAAGTTAGTAAAGTATTCTCTTTCAACATAATCCCATTTCGCTTTTTTCATGTAATATGTTGTTACGACAAATTCTTCATCTGTAGATAATTGATTTAATAAATTATTTACTCTTACAATTTGTTTATCTAATTTCTTTTCTTCTACTTCACATTCTCTTATCTTCTTTTCTAAGAAATATCTATCTTCTTTATTTACATGTATTTTTTCTTTTTGATAATTCATTGCAGTGCTTGCTGTTGTGTCCGATATTTTATTAGTATTACCTTTTACACTATCATATGCTTGCCCGGCAAGTTGCATGTTTTCTATTATCTCCGATTCTGTGTCTTCATATACTGTTCCCGCGTACTCTAATCTTTCTTCATATTCTTCGCGTTTTAATTGTATCTCTGTCTTCTTTGCTTCATTTTTTAAATGTTCTCTCAACATCTTTTCTACATCTTCTTTAATATACAATCTTTTGTACCTCCTAATCTTCTATTTTCTCTTCTAGATACTTAGCTATATCTCTGTACACTTTTGCATTTTCTTCACTGTCTGTATACTGTGCTAATTCTGTATACTTCTTTATGTCTTTCTTTATTATGTTTTTAGTTTCTTTTTTCATATGTAAGCCCCCTTTAACCACCCAAGTTCTTGACATTTCTTATTTATTGCTTGTAATTCTAATATATCTAAATTCATATTTATGTCAATCCATTGGTCTTTAATTTTAAAAACTATTCTTGCTAAATAGTTGCTATAAACTATTCTTCTTTTATTATCATGTATTTTTTCATACCCTAACTCTTCAAACATCTCATCAGCACTCATTTTATTTTCTCCCTTCTAGTAGTTCTTGTAAAACATTTATCATCGCTTGTAAACCTTCGTTTGTTTCATCATATTTTTTAATATAATTATCTTGTAATTCTTGATAATGTCTTATCTTGTCTTTTACTTTTTGAATTGGAATATATAACTTATTTACTAATTCTTGAGGTAAACAATTTTGTCTAATCCATTCATATTTTGATTTTTCTTTTTCTAAATTTAATTCATTATCTAATCTAATCATGTTTTCAGCATATGCTTCACTTTCTCTTTTTATTGCATTGTTTTTTATTTTTAATTCTTCATTCTCTTTTAATAAAACTTCGTTTATTTTTAATACTCTTTTATAAGCTGATAAAATATATTCTAACATTCTTGCTAATTCTACAATTTCTTTATTGTAATATCCGTGCCAACCATTTTCTTCTTTATACTCTTTATCTGTTTTTATAGAATTTATAAAATGTTCCGCATTTTTTATATTTTCTTCTATACTATTTTTCATTTTTCATTCTTCCTCCATTTCTAATGTGTTTAGTAACATTTGTTTTAAATCATTTAAAACTGGTTTAATATTTTTATGTAACTCATCATTATAATACTTAAATTCTTCACTTTTTATCATATTTGAAAAGCTTGTACCAATATTTAAGATTGGCTCTTCCTCATCATTTATTGTAATATAACATTCTATTTTTAATATATTAACTCTATCTTCTCTACTATTTTCCACTACTCGTCCTCCTCAATATCTTCAATATCAATATTCAATAAATATTTCCATAACTTCTTTTGCAACCAATTAAATTTTGTAGAAACTTCTATTTTTACATCTGTGCCACCCAATTTCATATTTCCTATTTTTATAATTGATTTACCTCTTTTTCTCAAAGATATAGTTCCATAATCTATATCAGTTGATATTTCTCTACTATTTTCTTTCACTTAAAACACCTCCAAAAGCTTGTCTTTTTTGATATTCTGCTATTCCTAATTCTATAATTTGATTAACTATTTCTTCGTCTAAAAAGTCAAATCTTAAATTTTTTTTTGGATATTTTTTTCTAAAATAATCTTTTATAGCTTGCCTTGTGTATTCGTCATCTTTTTTTACAATTTCTTTTATTACCCTCTCTTGATACCCCAAAATTGAATTTATGTCGTTTGTCTCATCATCAAGTGCTTTTATGTTGGATACTATTTTATTTTTATTTATTTCCATATCTTATTTACTCCCCTCTTAAATCATATTGTTCTATATTTTCTAATGCTTCCTCAAAATTATATCCTAAACAAGGGTCAAAATAGCTTTCCTCTTCATCTCCACTACAAAAAGCCCAACCACCTTCATAGCCACTCATTTCAGTGCCAGACTTTATAGTTTCATGCCATACTTCTACATTCTTATGTCCTAATCTTTCTAGTTTCTTTTTTAGTTTCTTAGCTTTAGGTGTATTATTTACCCTTTTATCTGTGTATTTTCCCATGCTTTATTTACTCCTCTTCATCTTCTTTAATACAATATATAAAATATACTTTGTCTTGTCTTATATAAATAAGCTCTTGTTTATTATTAGTTCGTATAAGTCTTCCATTACTATTTTTTAACATATCTATTCTCCTCCTAATAATTAACTCTAATTATGTAACTATTATTTTCTGTTATATAATCTATACTTAACCTTAAATTCTTCATTTTATCTATTCCATATGCTTCTATTTGCATTCCACCTCTTAAATTTCCTATATGATTAGTTAATGCAAATTTCACTATATTTTCTAATATATCTGTATATTGTATATCTGCCTTTTGTCCTTCTAATTCCATTTTTAACCTATCATTCTTATTTTTCAATCTACTATTAGATAATTGATAAGTTTGTAATTCTTCCTGCAAATTTTCTATTCTCTTATTTAATCTTTTCACTTTTCCTTTAACACTCATCTTCTCCTCCTAATAACTCTGGATTATCGTATATATTTCCAATTACTTTTACTTTATAGTTATTTAATTCGCAATTATATAAAGCTAATAAAGTTTCTTTTGATTTTATAAAAAAGCAACCATTTTTGAATATTATTATTCCTTTTTCATATATACCTTCTCTTGTTATCTCAACTTTATCCCCCTCATATATTTCTTTTCCGTTTTTATCGTGTAGTCCTGTGTATTGACATATAATTCCATTATCACAATGCACCCATTCTTTTTGTTTTTCTAGCCACACCATAGGACAAGTCCATTTTTCATCATTAGTATTATTTGTATTTCCTACCAAGCATTTATTATAGAATTTGTTATCTGCATATATTCTAAACTTTATCTCTCTATTCATCTTCTCCTCCTACTTTATAGCAATTAGCCTCCATCTGCTCTTTTGTTAGTATTGTTTCTATATCTTTTTCTCCTATATATTGTGCTTTATTAAATCCACCTTCTATTTCGAAATATAAGTTGTTATCATCTTCTCCCCATATTTCATTAACAACTCTATGTCCATTTACATAGTCTCCGAATTTCTATTAAGTCTATTAGTTGTTTGCTGTGATTTACTGGATAATCTTCACTTTCAACAATTACTATTTCAGTATTATTTACCTTTAGTTTCCATTCGCTAGGTTCTGGATAACTTAAAGTTTCTGATATCAGTTCTCCTATAATTCCTTTTTTAGTTCTTACATATTCGTTTGTTTCTATCATCTCTTATTTTCCTTTCATCTGATTATTCTTAGCTCCAAATCTGGATAAACTTTTTCAAATATTTTATGTTTTAATTTGAATACATCTGTCTGCATTCCTTTAACGTCTTCTACTATTGTTTTACCGTTTTCTATGTACTTAAAGTCTGCCACATATTCTATCTTTCTAAATGTTCTACCATTCTTTTTAAAACTATCTTGTAATAAAAATCGTGGTTGTAATTCTAGATTTTTGATTTCTCCTGCTCTTTCTAGTAACTTTAATTCTTTATATCTGTTTCCTTCTCTTTTACTGTCAAATTCTTTTTCATCTACTATTACTTTTTTATTTCTGTATTTGTTCACTTTTCTTTAGCTCCTCTCTTAATTTTTCTATACTTATCTGCTCACTTGTTGCATATTCACATCTGTATACTCCTTTGAAGTTTGCATTTTCAAGCTTATTACAGCCTAAACAGTTTACACATTTTCCGCTTTAGCGGTGGATAATTATATTTCATAGGCTAGTCCTCTTATAATTCTTTTTTTAATTCTAATAATTGCTCTCTTAATAAGTCTATTCGTTTTGTTAAATACATCTTTGTACCTTTTCCTCTGCTTACTTGGTCTGAATAAGGCCTAGCTTGATTAAGTCTATATGCTTTTTTCCCTTCCAGAATTTCTTTTAATAATTGTTCCATAACTACCTCCTAGTCTATTCTTGGAATATGGTTCATATTTATCGCTATAAAACCTTTTTCTGTTCTCTCATATACTGCCACGCTCTTTCCTGTGTATTTGCATTTCTTTTTGTCTATTGCTTTTACATATCCCATTTTTTCTAATTCTGTTAGTCTTGGTGCTGTATAATTTCTTTCTGTACTTGGTATAAATCCTAAATCATATAATTCTACTGCTAATTCCTTTGCCGTTTTAGGCTTGTCTAATCTATTTAAGATTTGTATATATCTTATTTTTGTTTTATCTTGTATGTCATTAAAACTCATTTGCCTTGTTTCTGTTGTAATCATTTGTTTATCACTCTCCTATAATCCAATTTCATTCATTAAAGGCACATAAAATTTACTTTTGTGTTCTATATCTGAAATTGTTGTGCCATCATATCTTTTTTCATTTCCACAATCACATACTGCAAAAAATTGATATATTATTTCTTTTCCTCCATTGTCAATTTTTTTGTAATATGGCACATATCCTACTCCTTTACATTTTTTACACTCTATTCTTGTAGTTTCTTTTGCCACTATTGTTTTTACTTCATTTATTGCATTTAATATGTCCGATACTTTGGGGATAAATTTGTTATTTCTTATGCAGTATGTTATTGCTTTTTTATATTTTTCTACTGAAACCTCTCTTAATTCTTCAAACATTATTCTTTGTTGTTCTATTGAAAATTCTTTTTCATAATATTTTTCCAATCTAGAAGTTGCTTCAATAAATTCACCATTTGTCATTTTTTAAAGCCTCCTCTAACTCTTTTACTCTTCTTGCTGTTTTCTCTTCTTCTGTTTCATTTTTAGTTGTAATTTCTTGTTTTTGTTCATTTTGTAAGTCTGCTAAAACTTTATATCCTTTGCTTTTCCAACTTTTTAATATTCCATTTATGTAATTACCTGTTCTTTTATTATTTAATGTTGCTATTTTTATAGCTTCTATAATTATTCTGTAATCTTCAAAGTCTTCAAGATAACTAAAAAGTAATTCTGCTACTGCTGGTGACATCATTCCAATATTGTTTTCATAATATTCTGTAATTTCTGCAGTATCTTTATCTATTCTTATCTTATCTATTCTTATCTTATCTATTCTGTCTGCGTTACTTTGCGTTACTGTAACTTCTCTTGTAACGTTACAAGCTTTTTTTTCGCCATTTGCAAGCTTTTTTTGCTTTTCTCTATATTTAGCAACTCTCTTTCTTGTTTGTTCTTTTGCTATTTCTAATTGGTCTAGCTTTTGATGTTTTTCCCAATTGGGAATTGTTATAACATCGTCTATTATTTCTATCATTCCAAAATTTTTAAATGTTTCTAATGCTAACTTTACTGTGTTTTCATTTCTTCTAAAAATAGTTGCAAGCATTTTGTCAGTGTACGGTATTTTTCCGTTCATAACAAAAACCCCACTATTATTCTGTTTTCCTGCTAAACATAATAATTTAAACCATATGACTATTATGCTATCTGCTTCTGGTAACGTTTCTATTAAGAGTACTTTTTCATCATCAAAAATATCTGTAACTATTTTTATCCATTTAACTTCTGCCATTTTTTTCTTTTGCTCCTTTCTGACATTAGTCGTCTAAATAACTTTTTCCAAATTCTTTTAAAAATTTTTCTTCACTGTATTTTTTTATAAATTTCTCTTTTGCAAAATTGTGTAAACATTGTCTTGTATTTTTATCTAAATCAGCTTTCTGGTGACATTCCCTGCAAAGGTAATATACTAACCCATGTTCGATACTTTTTTGTCTATTTGAGCCACCAAAAGCTTCATGCTTGTCTAATTTTTTAAATTTTCTTTTACATACAAAACATTTACCATCTTCTTTTTGTAAAATACTAAATCTATCTTTTTCTTTCTTTGCTAACTTATTACTTTTTTGTTTAATCCTTGTTTGTGTTTTTTCTTTTTTTATTGTGTTTTTAGGGCAAGGATTAAAATGATTACTTAAATCTGTCACTATCATAATTTCTCCTTTTTTTAGGGCCTTATGGCACTAATAAATTAATTTTCCTTACTTACTTTATTTTTTATTAACTTCTATTAGTGCCAATATCCCACTGTTTTAATAAACTATCTATTTCGCTTTTACTTTTGGTTTCTATATTTAATTGCTTACACTCTTGCACTATTAATTCAATTAATCTGCTCATTTCTTTTGTGTTATATGTAGAACTACCATAATATGCTAAAATATTTGTAAATCCTTCTAACTTACTTTTTGTTGTTTCACATACCCAACCAATGCCGTTATGTTTCCAAGCTTGTACAAATCTTTCTACTGCTTCATTCTTTACTGGTATTACTTCATATACTCCTATATTTTTTATTGCATCTTTGTATATTTCTTCTTTTGGTATATCTAATTTTTCTTGTAACTTTGAAATTAATACCCACATATAAGCATTGGCATCTAAACTTCTTTTTTCTCTGTACTTCTTTAACTCTAAATTTAGTTTATTTTCATTTTTAAGTTCTTCTATAACACTTATTTCATTTGTATTTAATAAAATGCTTATTTTTGGTTTTCGTGTCTTAAAATCTATATTTATATCTGTTATTTGTCCTGTAGTTTGCAAGGAAATTCTCCTTTCTTTAGACATTCAACTAATACTTTTAATTTTGGTAAATATTCACTTTCGATAAACTCTTCATCATATTCGATTGGTATTAGTTGTAATCTTTGTTTGTCTATTTTATTAAAATAATTTTTGTAATCATTTTCTTCTAATGCATAAGCTACAATATATAAATTGCGTATATTACTTGCATACATTTCAACTTGAGCCTGTCTCCAATATTGTTTTGATACTTTAAATTCTTTTTCAATTTTGTGTGTTTTTACTTCATAAATACAAGATTTTGTATTTCCATCAAGATTAACTCTCAATCTATCTGTTATAATTTGTTTGTCCATTTCTAAACCTTTTATTTCCAATGCTTCCAATATTTTGTGTTCATAATTATTTCCTGTTTTCATTGCTAAGTTTGATAATGTATTTTTATATAATCCCAATTTTTCAAGCCACCAATTACACCATGTATTTGTTTTCCAATTTCCTACAACCATACTTGTATCTGATGCACCTATGTAAAAACTTCTATCACTATTACTTATCAATTTTCATTTCTCCAATTCTTTTTTCTAATCTCTCTAATACAGAATAATATGTAAAATAATTTTTTAGTTCATCTTCTGTTATTCCAAGATTTTCTGCAATTTTTCCAAGTGATAATCCTTGTTGCATTTTTTGTGTTATTAGCTGTTCCATTCTTTTCTTGATCATATTTAAACTGTGCTTACCTAAATCATCTTCCCAATTTTCTTTTTCTGAATTTAATTCATCTTTAAGCCATAAATCAAAGCCTAAACCTGTTCTTATAGCAACACCTTTAACAAACAATCTTGTTTGACAATTCCATAATCTTTGTTGTGACATTGAATTATCCTTTACTGGATTACTTCCATTCATTACTGGTCCTCTTTGTATAAATTCCAAATCATCTATAACAATCTTTACTGCTGTTTCATATACTCGATTAGTATTTCCCTTGTTATCTGTATATTCTTGTGTTGTCATATATAAACTACTTCCTGTTCTTTCATCTACAACGGGTTCAAAGTACACCTTTTCAGCTCCATTTTCATGCAATAAATCAACCACCTTAGCCCAATTTAGATAATCAGCTTTATCTCTTTGTTCTACCCATTGACTTACATCTACTTTTCTCAAATCATCATATTTTTTTAACATTAACCTACATCCTCCCATTCTTCTATCCAATTTCCACTATAAAACCAGTCTACTAACATTTCTTTAAATTCTTGTTGTTCATTAAATAATTCTTTACATTCTTCTATTGTTAGTTTTAGTGTTTCCATAGCAGTATTAAAAGCTTCATCTTCATAGACTCTTCGTCCTGTTTGTGTATGTACAAAAACTTTAATTTTCATTTTTACCTTCTCTCTTGCATTTCTCTGTAAATTATGTTAATATAATTACAGAGAATGCATTTATTTAAGTATTTTTGATTGAACTAGTATTGTTTTCCAGGCACTGCTAGTTCTTTTAATATGCTATAAACTGTTTCTTCAAACTTTAATGCTCTGTTATATTGCTCTACTGTAAAAGCATTATATTTAAGTCTTTTGTTTACATCTAACATTTCAAAATAATTTGTTATAGACTCTTCGCTTACTGCTATTAAATATTCTATTTTCTTTCCTTTTTTTCGTTTTAGTATCTTAGCCATCTTTTTCACTTCCTTTAATACACACTTTTTAATATTTTTAAGCTTGTACGTATAATTTGTTGATTACGTTTCATTTTTTGCTTATTTTTTATTCTCGTTGCAATTTCGTGTATAATTTCTACTACTATTAATGATGTAAAACTTATCATCATTGTATTTCCTATCAATTCTTTTAAAATATTCATCTCTATTCACCTGCCTTTCTAACTAAAAATTCCTATACCTTTTGTTTGCAGAACTTCTTTAAATTTATCTGCTTCTATACAATATCCTCCGAAATTTGTTCCATATTTTTTGCAAAGGTTAGTCGCCTTGTTTAAATTCACTTGATAATTTTCTGCTATTTCTTTCGCATATATTAATTTAGGAAGATTTCCTTTTTTATTTAATTCTTCTAAATTTTCATTAATACTTTGTAAAATCATCAATATTTCATCTTGCAATGTAATCACCTTCTTTCGTTTTATTTTGTGTCGTGTCGCATTATTTTGTTGATTTTTTTTCTACTTTTTCGTTAAAAAAAATATTCCAAGCTTCTGCAGGATTATTAATTTTTAATAGTTCTACCGCTTTGCTTATTTCTTCGCTAGAAAAATAAGTTTGACTTTTTAGCTTTAGACTTAAGGTATTTGGAGCCATTACCATATTTTTAGCAAATTCATTTTGTGTGCCAAATACTTCTTTTATTTTACCTTTAAGTTTATCAAAATTATACTCAATCATATTACACCTCCTTTTGTTGAATTGTTTTCAACTTTGTTGTGCTTATATTATCAAATGTTATTTTTTTTGTCAACACTTTTTTAGAATTTTTTTCAACTTTTTTATATTTTTTGTAAAAATGCATTGATTTAATTTCAATTTTTATGTATAATACAATTATGGAGGTGCTTATATGAAACCTATTGATACTTTTCAAAATAGATTACAAAAGGCTATGAACATTAGAAATATGAAACAAGTTGATTTAGTTGAAAAGACTCACTTAGATAAAACTTTAATTAATAAATATTTATCTGGCGTTACTAATGCTAAACAAGACAAATTGACTATATTAGCAAAAGCTTTAAATATTAATGAAATTTGGCTAATGGGATATGATATACCAATGGATAGAAATGTAGTTTTAGACGAGCTAGGTAATCCAGTATCTCCTATTCCTTTAGTTGGAGCAGTAAGAGCAGGTTATGATTATTTGGCACAAGAAAATTTAGAAGGTACTATTAATGTTGAAAAATCTTTAGTTGGAGATGGTTCGGAATATTTTGCTTTAAAAGTTAAAGGCGATAGTATGTCGCCAGTATTTGTTGAAGATGACATTGTTATAATAAAACAACAAAATGGCTGTGAAAATAATCAAATAGCTATTGTAATTGTAAATGGTGATGAAGGTACAATAAAAAAAGTAAGAAAGACAGAGCAAGGAATTATATTACAGCCACTTAATCCAACATATACACCACTTATATTTACTAATGAAGAAATTAAAAATATGCCCGTAACTATAGTTGGTGTTGTGAAACAATTAAAAAGGGAGTTTTAAAATATGAAAAAGATTATAGATAAAATTTTAATGGGCATTTTTGTTTTCTTATGCCTTTATGCTTTTTTATTAGTATCAAGTAATCTTCCTAAACTACTAAATGAATTATTTAATACTACTATGTTTGATAATACACATACAATTTGCTTCTTTCTTCTGTGTGTACTATTGTTCTATGTTTATAATTATTATGAACATAAAATAAGTAACTCAGAACATACAAACTCTTTAAAAACTTTAAAACAATTAGAGGGATTAAATTATTTTTATACTATTAATTATAAACTTTTACCTATAATAACAAAAGTTGAATTAGAAAATGTATTTACAGCAAAATTCACATTAATAAATTCAATTGTAGTAAGTATAGATTTAACACTTTTAACCCACCTAGACACTACAGACTCTATTGTAAAATTTAATGAATTTCTTACAAATTCATTATTAGGTTTGGATTTATCAAAAGATGTATTTTTAAATAATTGTATAGTTGAAAAAAGTATAAAAAAATATTTTAATTCTAAAGAATAAAAAAGAGAAATGCGTTCAAGTTTGCGACACGACACATTTCTCTACACATAAACACTATTGAAAGTGATTACTTTAATATTATATATTAAGTAACCTTCGTTTTCAATAGTTTAAACAAATTTATTGAAAAAAATGGAGGTATTTTTATGGGAAGAAATCAAAAAAACAAAACAAAAGGTAATGGTGAAGGAACTATATATGTTAGCTCTAAAACTGGATTATTAGTAGGACAATACTGCTATAATGGGAAAAGAAAATCAGTATATCAAAAGAAAAACGAAAAAACTACAGATTTTAAAAAACGTTTTAGTAAAATATTAACAGAAATTAATGAAGGAACTTATATCGAAAAAAACGATGAAACTTTTTCTAGTATCCTAAAAAACCATATTGACCAAAAATATAAAGATGGTACAACTTCTGATAGAGGGTACAAAAGGGATTTAGATACCTTTAAAGCCATTGAAAAAACTTGTAATAATTTTATTAATAAAGCTATTCAAAAAGTCACTTTAAACGATATTAATTTGGCCAAAGAATTAATTAAAAACTACAGTAAATCTTCTATAGATAAAATTTGGCGTCTAATAAATAAAACTTTTAAAATTGCAATCTCGCGAAGATTAATAGTATTTAATATTATGGAAGATGAAGATTTAAAAAAACCAATATCAAAAAAAGACACTAAACATGTAGAGTCCTTAACAGTTGATGAAGAAAAAAAGTTGGTTGACATACTTAATAATGAAGAAAAACATCATAAATATAGAAATATATTATTACTTCAATTAAATACTGGCATGAGAATTGGCGAAGTATTAGCGCTATCTAAAGATTGTATAGATTTGAAAAATAAAACTATAACAGTTTATAGAACTCTAACGAGAGATTTAAAAGAACAAGTCATTATGGGTAAAACAACTAAAACAGGCGAAGGTGGTGTTAGAACATTTCCTATGACTGATGCAACACAAAAAATAATAACTGATGTTATGAAGAGTAAAATATTTAATATTCACAATTTACTTTTTTGGGATTATACAAAATCAAATTTTGTTACTCCTTCACAAATCGATAGTTATTTAGTAAGATTAAATAAAAAATATAAAATTGCTGATAATATAAGTTCACACGTTTTAAGGCACACTTTCATAACACGTTGTGTGGAAAATGGTATGTTTATAAAAGCAATTCAGAAAATTGTTGGTCACAAACCAAACAGTTCTATAACAGTTGATGTATATACATCTGTTTCAAATGATTTTGTTTTGAAGGAACTAGAAAAAATAAAATAAAAAGCTATTGCATTACTATTGCATTACTTCAAAAAGAAAAATCCTTGTAAAGTATTTATATTTCAATACTTACAAGGATTTGTTTGTTTGGTGCAGATGGCCAAATTCAGTATATTTGACTATATCTTATAATATTTAATGGTATCCAAAATATTAATTTTACTTCTTTTTTTATCTGTATATATTTACGACTATTCAAAAATATTTCTACTATTGCATTACTTATTGCATTATCATTATATTAGACTATTAAACATTTTTATTCTAGCAATGTTGTACACTTTCATAAATGTTTTTGTAAATACTTTTAATAGTATTCTTTCTTTAAAATTGCATTCCTTCTCAATTTCTTTTACAATATCCTCTTCCATATGTACTCCTCCTTCTTCTTGACAATTGTCGAAAACGGAAGTATACTTAAACTGTATATAAGTTTTTGAATGTATACTTCCCGAGATAGTTTCAGTTGCAGCTGAGCTATCTCTTTTTTATATTTTATATCATTGTCGAAAAATGTCAATCAAAATCGTTCGACAAAATAGTACGCTGACAGCGACATATAGTATTTTCTTGAATATTCTAATAAAATAATAAGATACTAATAAAAAAGGAGTGTTTTATGTTTGTTTTTAGAATTAAAGAAATAAGAGAAAAAAAGAAAATGACAATATATAAATTAAGTAAGCTTTCTAATGTATCTAGAAGCTATATAATTGATTTAGAAAACAACAGAAAGTTAAATCCTAGCTTGACTAAATTATATTCTTTAGCTACTGCTTTAAATGTTAATATAAAAGATTTATTCTACACTAAATTTGATATAGATATTTTAAAGCAAGAAATGTACAAAAGAATAGACAAATATGGTATAAAATCACAAGAAACTTTAGAAGTAAGTCAGTTAATTGATTTATTAATTAACATTGACAACGAAGAAAAATCAAAGAGAGAACTAACTGACTAGCTCTCTCATCTTTATATTTATGTATTTATCTAAAAGTCTACTCTGCTTTAGTATTCTTTCTTTACTGTAATTCTCTCTTATCATTTGTTCTAATTTTGCTTTGTTTTTTATGATTAACAGTTCTACTCTGTAGCTCATTAAATCACCTCATATGTATTATAACATATTATGTTTACTTTGTCTGTCGAAACTTGTCGAAGATGCAAAAAATGTTATTTTAAAAAAGACTATTGCTAGTCTTTTAATTATCAAGTTCATGTAAAATTCTTTGTATATCTGTTTTATTGTTCATATTTTTTCTGTATATTCTATCATCTATATATTTATTATTCTTTTTACCTGGTATCCCCAAATGATATATATCTACTAAAATTAAATTTAATTCATTATTGCAACGATGAATATAAAACTGTATTCTAGGAATCTCTTTATGTTTGTATTTTCTAACTTTATTTACAATTTCATAATATTTTATTATCTCTTGTGTATTATTGTAAAATATATTCATTAAACGTTCAATTTTCTTTTTGTCTGACAATAATTCATCGCCTATAAAATATTTATTTAATATATCTACCCCATTTTTAAAGTCCTTGTATATCTTTCTGAGTTCTGCATATGAATCTGTTCCACAGCTCTTTTCATAGTTTGTAAACTTATTATCTTTGTCATGTATCGATTTAAAGTTTCTTTTCATCTTTAAGCATGAATACTGTTCCTCATCAAATCTGCACTCTGCTTCGTTAAACCTATTTTTTCTTATACTTATTTGGTTTTCACTATTTTTTTGCATATTCTTCTACTATACTTTTAGGAGAAATCACATTGTTATGAAACATTTCTTCATAGTCAAAATTGTCTTTCCACGATTTATCGCAATGTGAAATATCAACTAGCCTAAAGTCATTTAATTCAAGAGTGTCATCTATTACATTGTTTACAAAATCTTGTAAGAAAGTATCTCCTTTAAATAAATTGTCATTATGATATTGTGGTAAGTTTTTCTCATGATATACATCTTTTACAACTGGGCCATAAACCCATGCTTCAATATTTTCATTAAATAAGTATTCAGAATATTTTGAAACATCAATTTCCGTTGTTTCTCCTTGGTATCTTTTTCCTTTTAATATAAAACCTCCCCAATAGGCAAAACAAAAATATAATGTTTTTTGTAATCTAACAGGTGAAATATCTTTTCCTGTGTGCTCTTTATAATATTCACTTATATATTGTGCTAATTCTTTAGCTTTTAAGATTCCCATAACAATCTCCTTCTCCATCTCATATTTTATATTATACTATATTTTATGCTTCTTGTAAATATTATGTATACTAATCATCTTTATATGCGTTATACCTTATTGCTTATATCAAAATATCATTTTTCGTTATTTTCGTCAATACTTTTTTACACAATCGTACAACAAAATTCGACAATTAATTTTTCTTGATTTTCCGCCATTTTTTCGACGCACGAGAATCGATTTTAAGCCGTTTTTAAAAGTTAGACATATAGTTTTATAGCTTGATTTTAGTGCATTTTAAGTATTTTTGAAAAAAATATTGACTTCACGGTACACCGTGTACTATAATATAGTAAAATATTATTTTTTTAGGAGGTAATCATGAGAGATTATAAAAAAGAATCAAAATGGGAAAGTGAAAAATATAAAAGATTAGTTGCTAAAGTAGATAAAGACTTAGCAGAAGAATTTTTACAAAAACTCGATAAACCTTACGCGGCATGGGTTAAAGAAGAAATTGAAAAGTTTTTGAAAAAAATTTAAAAAAAGTATTGACATACGGTATACCGTGTGTTATTATAATTACAGAAAGAGATAAGACTAGACCAAAACGGCTAGCACTCTAAAAAAGGAGAAAGTTATGAAGAAATTAGTTTATGTATATGAAAACGGAGAAGAAATAATACATACAAAATATATTTCAAATAAAACAATGAAAAAAGAAGCAGGAGACTCTAAAAAAGTAGAAATATATGAATGTAACGAATTAGATCTAGAAAAAAGATTAGATGGTTTTTCGGTAGGAAAATATATAACAACAATTGCTATTCAATAAAAAAGAGGATCTAATATGAGAGGTTATAATATAGATAGCTATATCGGAAAGAAATTTAATAAACTTACTCTTATAAAGAACTTAAACAAAATAGATAAGTACAATTCTAAATTGGCACTATTTAAATGTGATTGTGGAAAACTTAGAGAACTGGCATTTACGCAAGTTTTAAAAGGCAAAATAAAAAGTTGTGGTTGTATGCAAGGCAATTTATCAAACATAGAAAAAGAAAAACAACGTTCTAGCTTACTAAGTTTTTATTCTAATAAGACACAAAAAAACAACTCAACAGGTCACACACGGAATAACTAAAGTTAATGATAGATATAGAGTTAGAATACAGTTCAATCGAAAATCAATCAGTCTCGGGTATTTCGATACTCTTGAAGAAGCCGTGAAGGCTCGCAAAGAAGCTGAATGTAAATATTTTAAGAGCTAGAAATAAATCTAGCTCTATCTTCTATTTAAACAACTTTTCAAAAGTATTTTTTCCAACTTTTCCATCTGTAGCTAAACCGTTTCTACTTTGAAAATCTCTAACTTTGCTATCTGTGTCACTTCCGAAAAATTCCGTCTACTTCTAAATCATAACCGCGACAAACTAGCATAGCTTGAATTAGATATGTAATATTTCCACTATCATTTTTTTCTACTACTACACAAGCTGATTTTGTTAAATTTCCAAAAATGCCATCTGTTGCTAAATTTCTATTAAATTGTTTATTTAATTCTGTTTGTAATGCTTTTACTAGTGCTGTATGAGTTTCATTTCCGTAAATGTTATCTACAGCAATATTGAAGCCGTATCTACTATTTAATGTGCTTTGTATTGTTGCTACAATGCCCTTATATTCGTTTTTATCTTCTACCTTTGTAGTTTGTTGTTCTTGTCGATTTTCAGCAATAATTTGTCCACTATCGGCTAAACCTAGAGTCCTTAAAAATCCTTTTGCAATAGCTTGTCCTATTGCTTTTTGCTTTTCTACAGTATCACCGATTTTGACGTCTTCTGCATTGTCAACAAAGAAAGATTCTACAATAACAGCCGGTGCATTTGTACTTCTTATAAATCCGAAATAGTCACTACCTCTTGAATTAACTTTTGTTTTTGTTCCTCTTGAGTTTTGACCAATTGCTACTAATTCGTTTAGAATATTTTCTGCAAGTATCTTACCTTTTCCATTTACAATTGAATGAAATACTTCTGCACCATCTCCACCACCGGCGTTTAAGTGAATATCTGCACACAAGTTCGGACAATATGCATTACATTCATTTATCTTTGAAGTTAAGCTTTCATCTTCATCTATGTATCTACTCATTTTTACTTCTACACCGTTTGCTATTAGATAATCTTTACATGCTGTTGCTATAACTAATGCACCATCTTTTTCTACTATATAACCTACTGCTCCGCTATCTTTTCCTCCATGTCCTACACCTAAAAATACTCTACTCATAAGCTATTCCTCCTTTTCTTTGTTCTTTGTAAAGTAGTAAGTCACTATTGCACTAGCTATTGCCATAAATGCTTCAACACTTACTACATTTTTACATGTTAATACACATGTTGTTATTATTACTGCTAAACTTAACATCGTTTTTACTTTAAATAAATTTGCTATGTTTAGTAATAATTGTTTTACTGCTTCTTTCATTTAATTCACCTCTTTTCTATATTTTTCTTTATCTCTTCAAGCGTATGTTCTTGATTTTCCATACTTTTTTGCAAAAGCTCTAAAGACTTAGAAGTATTACTATTTGAGACTTTCATTTCTTCTAACGTTTCTGTTATTTTTCTTTTATTTGCAATCCAATCCCACAAAAATAAACCAACTATAACGATTGATACGCCATAATTAGCTACTATTTGCACTATATTTTCCATTTACTTTTTCACCTCTACTTTTTTGTATACTTTAGAGTTATATATGCTTTTTGAAAACCGCTGTAACTGCTACCGACTTGAAGCATGAACTTAGTATTGTTGACATCACCAAGTCCAAGTCCGATATGGCCCGATATTGTCTGTCACAACGCGTTGAATCGGTTGCCAGCCTTGCACAGACCAGTACCCTGTACCGTAAATGTCAATCAATTCACCAAAATTACTGATTCCGTGCTGTTGTTGAGAAGTACCTGTATTTAAACTTGTTATCTTTATTGTCTTTTGATAAATTGTTTTTCCATCTACCCATGTCTCACCCGTCGATGTCTCAGATGTGGAATACTTTTTATTTAATGCAATAGATCTCCAACCGGTAAAATTGCCGTTAATATAACCTGCGATTGCAATTTTACCCTTTGTATCTTCATTATTTCCAAACAATATTATATTGTGCCCATTTCCACTACTATCTGCAGCCGGTAAAACCAATACACTTCCGTATGTATTGATACCGCTCGGAATGTTTGATGTATTAGCATTATAAGTTCCAAAACCTTTTGTAATTGTTGTATCTAAAACATTTGCTACACTTCCTAGATTTGGCAATGCAAAAGAATTTATAATATTAGCTATTGCTCTATGCTGTACTTTGCCCTTATTTGCAACTAAAAGCCACGTGTCTGATGTGTTTTCAGTAGCAATATCTTGCATATATCCATTCCATTTTCCTGCAAAATTTTCTGAAGCTGAATTTGTCACTTTCCCCTCTATTGCAGTTTCGATGTTGGATTGAAATGTATCCATCGTTTCTTTATTTAACTTAGTTACACCGTTTTGAAAATTAATTTTTTCCATTTTTCTTTTCCCTCCATTTTTTTTTCATCTCTTCAATGTATTTTGTTCTGTTAACAACAATTTTTTCGCCATAATCTTTAACTGTATTAGATTTCTTTACTTGTTTGTCAAACTTAAACTTCTTACTTAAATCAACTCTATTCATTAAAAAATCAATCTGAGCTTGCTGCTTATTAATAGTTTCTTGCTGTTCTTGTATTGCTTTTGTTAAAAGAGTTATTATATATCTCTCATTGATTGTATAATCGTAATCTACTATATTGTCATCATTGTCTTTTACTTCATGCTTTACAACGAATTTTTCATCTATTTCTTCTAGTTCTTGTGCTATATATCCAATTTTTTCACGTTTATTGTCTCTTTTCCAGAAGAAGTCTCTATGCTGTATTTTACTCAACAATTCTAATGCGTTTACATTGCTATCTTTTATATTCTTTTTTAACCTTCCGTCTGATTGCCAATCCGCATCAAAATATAGATTAACTCCCGTGTCTGTAGTTGTTACTGATAAACTTCCTGAGCCGGCTGAAGATGCTTGCATGTAACTACAATTGTCCATGTTCGCTATGTTATCAGCATATATTTTTTTAGCAAACAAGTAATTGTTAAATAAGTTTAAAGTTTTAGATCCTCCATCGTTATCGTAAAAAGACATATGAGTAGTATTGCCGTCTGTACTTTGAATTGCAAATTCATCCGCTTTTACGGAAAATCCATATTTTCCTTCGTCTTTAAATAATTGAGCTATCCAAACGTTTGATTGATTGTCCATTACTTTGACTGCAGCCGATGTTCTCAAATACAATGTTGCTCCATCATCATCTATTTTTGCATTCATAAATTTAATTCCGCTCGTATACTTTCATTTCAGTATTTATATGCAATCCAAAGTCTCCGTTACCGTCTTTGCCTAAATAAAACGCAGGATAAATTTTGCCATTTGCTTTGTATCCCCATGCCATGATTCCATTACCATTCATACTCACATTATCAAGTACGAACATTAAAGCTTTTCTTGTTTCATTATTTATAGTTAATTCTACTAGAGTTGTGTCTGCAATATTTTTATCAGTATTATCTTTTTTAATAAAGTAGTGCTGTCCCGTTTTGTCTAAAGACATAAGTAAATTACCTTGTTCATCTCTTACAACCAAACTTGCATTTCCATTCAAATTTTCTAATTGTAGAAATTCAGATATCGTATTCCATGCAACTTTTACATGTTCCCAATTTAATTCTATTTTAGTTCCTAACTCGTTTTCATCTACTTTTTTGTTTACCTCTGCTGTTATCTGACTTGCTTTTTGTTCTATACTACTATTCATTTCTACTTTTGTTGCAAAAGTATCAGTTAAATCACTTTTTTGTGCCCACTTAACCTGCATTTCAGCCTTATAATCTTTTATTTCAATTGTATTTGTTCCTTTCGCTAATATAATATGAAATTCTCCTAAATTTTCTGTTTCTTCACTGTCTTTTACACTTCCGTCTTTATTTATTCTTCTTATTATTTTAGCTTCTCCGCCATTTAATACATACTCATCTTTAATATTACCTTTTTGTCTCAATGTATCTGTTATTTTTAGATTATAATTGGTTGCATTACCCTTTTCATCTGTTACTATTAATATGCTCTCAGAATCTTTTAAATAAAGACTATCGCTAAGATATAAATCATCACTTAAAAATAACGGTGCAAATACTGTATTATTTCCGAATATATTAAGTTGAAGCAATTCTCCATTTGCACAATTGTCTAATGTTATTGTTTTGGTATCTGTTACCGTCTTTGTCAAGTCTGCTATATTACTTACTTTATTAGATATTTCATCTATGCTTATTTCATGTTTTGCTATTTTTTCTGTATTGTCTGAAGTTTCTTGAGCTAGTTGAATTATTTTTCCATCTATCTGATTTATTTCACTTTGTACCCTTTTTATTTTATTTGAATTAGTTTGCTTTGTCTGCATACTTTCTTGCTCAGTCTTAGCTTGTATCTTGCTCTTAATATTTGCTTTAAATTTTCCAGCATACTCTAATTCTCCTTGAAACAAAACTTTTTTACCGTCTATAACTAGAATGTCTCCAATATCATAAGCGGGGTCTATTATAGTTTCTCCTTCAAACGAGTATACTTCAAAATCTTTAATTTGATTGTATATTTTTTCTATTTGATTACTGTCAACTATATACATATTATTTTGATTTATATATATAGTATTAGCTGTATTATCGCCAAACTTATAATCTTGTACTCCGTCTTCATAAGAAACTTTCGATACTTTAAACTTATCTCCCCATTTGTAATCTTTAAACAAGTTAATGTCTACATTTACTGTATCTTGTCCAAATGTTCTAATATATAGCTTTCCATCTCTACCTACTACTGCAAAACCCTCAGCTTGTTCAGCAATATAACTTAAATAAGTTCTAGCCGATACCGTATTATCATATACAGATATTTGCTTATCATCATTAAGAAAAGAAGTAGAACCTAGTTCTACTCCTATCTTAGTACATATATCTTGTAACACTTGTAACATTGTTGCTGGATAAGTTAAATCACTACCATCATATTTATTATCCTCAAATTTTTTCATATAATCTGTAGCTTTTATTTTAACTTTAAATTCGTCATCTTCTGCTGATTGAATTGTGAACTTGCCAACAGGTATTAGTTCATCTTCTAGGCCACTTTCAATATAAACTTCATTGTAAGACTCTGGTAAATCTCTTTTGTCTATCTCAAATTCAATGTCTATTTCTGGAGTACAGCCTAAGCAAAATTCATTATTATTGAATAGTTCTAATGTAGAGTTAAAATCTACAATATGATTAGGCTCAATCTTATTATCGTCAATGTATATATTCAATTCATGTTGCGTTGAATCATTTAATATTTTATCTTTATAATTTTGACTTGTATTATACATTTATAGCCTCCTATGAATTTGCATTTTTTGAAGCTTGTTTTTGAGTTTCTGTTAGTTCTTTTTGCATTAAATTAAAAGAACACTTCCATCTTGTTTTGGAAGTGCTTGTTTCTTTTTCTGTATCTATCATTTCTACTTTTCTTTTTGAAACTCTAAACTTTGCTCCTTCTAAAAATCCACCATTAACAACTGGTACCTTTACATCTAGAATAAATGGATTCTTATATGTTTTTTGTATTAGTTTCTCTGCCTCATCTTCTGAATTTAAATCCCATGACATAGAAAGTTTTAACATTCCTATTGCTATTGGATTGTCTATCAATGCTCCTGTCTTTTTACTTGTGTAACTATCATTGTCTGTATCTTCTATATCTGCACTATATGATGAAGGTGTTGGTAAATTTTCTGTTTTTCCATGTTCTCTCCATAACATTTTAATCACCTACCGTTACTATTGTATTTTTTCCAGTTCTTCTGGTCTTTGAGTTTATATAATCTATTGTATCGTCAAATATTTCTTTACCTAAGTATTGTATTGTTACATGCAATGGTTGTCCATTTCCACTATTAAAATCTGATAATACATCTTCAAATGTATCTCTCATTATGTTTTGAGGAGTTGTTATCTCTGGGTTATTGTTTGCACCTGAATACTCTCCAAATATAGCTAATGTTTCATCGTATGCAACATTACCTTTGGCTAGTCTTGGCAAATTTAAAGTATTAATTGTTCCAACTGATACTCCTGGAATCAAATTAATCATTCCGATCCCACCGTTTATTAACCTAATAGCACTATTTATAGTTCTTTCTATTAACGAAATAACACCATTTATTCCGCTTTTTACTGCTCCACTTATAGCATCTCCTATATTTGTACCTAACCTTGAGAATGTGTTTTTGATTCCATTCCAAATCCCACTAAAGAAGTTTTCAATTCTTCCAAATACGCTTGTTATTCCATTGTATGCTTCTTGAAATTTGTTTTTTATACCGTCTTTTATCTCTGTAACTTTATTTACTGCATTGTCTTTCATTTCATTAAATTTATTTACAAAATTATCTTTTATTTCTCCTACTTTTTCTCCTACTTTTTCCCCAAGTTCCTCCGCTGCTTTGATTACTTTTTCAGCCATTTTCACTGGCATTCCAATAATAAATTCATATGCAAGCTTTATAAGATCTTTTATAAAGTCTAATTCACTTCCTACAGTTGTCTTTATGCCTTCCCAGGCTCTTGACCAATCACCTGTAAATACGCCTATCCAAAAGTCTAGCAACCCTCTTATTGTATCTAGCCAATTACCTATTAGCTTTACAATTAATTCTATTGCCGGTGCTGCTACTTCCATTATACTAGTCGCAAAAGGTTCTAACGTATCACATAAAACAACTACAAATTCAATTACCTTACTAACAGCATCTAGTAAACTAGTAAATGTATCTCTTCCTGCACCTTCCCAGATGTTTTTTATTATTTCTGTTGCTTTCTCTATTACACTTGATATCGTTTCAAAGCCTTGAACAATTGCATTTACGAAATTCTGTGCTTGTTCTGTTTCCCACCATTTTTTATATGTATCATATATACTTAAAACTATGTCCAAAACATTGTTAAGAGTATCTGCTAAATTTTGAATCATTTGAGTCCCGTTATTGTTGTTTTCCCAAGCATTCTTCCATTTTTCAGTTATTATTCCAATTGTATCTGAAATGATAGTTATTATTTGTAATATAATAGTACAAGTTCTTTCACCTGTTCCGTTTAACCATACTTCTGAAAAACTTCTTCCTACATCATTAAACAATTCTCTTATTTTGTTAGCACTTTTTCTTATTGAATCCATAAGAGCTTGCCCGTGATTATTCCATGCATTTTGCATTGGCTCAAACAGCTTAGCTAACACTTCTTTGATTTTTTCTGCCCAAGACATAAGTTTTCTGTCTACACTTCCTAAGTCAAAGCTTGGTGATGTGCTTTCTCCGCTTCCGCTATCTGAATTATCATTAGATTGTACATTATTTATTTCACTATGTATATTAGATAAACTTTTTGTTTCATTTTTTGCTTTTTTAGCACTTTTTGCCATACTTGAATATGCTTTTGCACTTGCATTTGCAAATATATTAACTCCTGTAAGTGCATAAATTAAAGATTGTACCCCTTTTAATGCTTGATATATAAGATTAACTATATATTGTATAACTGGTGCTAAAGTTGAACCTAGTGCGTATTTCATATAATCTATGTTAGCACTTAATTGCTTTGCTTGTGAATTTTGACTAGATAACCACGTGCTAGCTGCGCTTCTCAAAGTTGAATATATTGTTTGCAAACCAAACAGAGCTCCTGCGATTTTAAATATTTGCCCTAAGCCCGCTTTTAATGAACCTCCCATTCCTCTTAAACTGCTTGTAATATTTCGCCCTGTTTTTGGCATCTGCTTAAATGCTGTTCCTAGTTTTCCTGCTGATGTTTTTGCTTGTTCTATTTTTTGTTTGAAAGCACTAAAAAAACTACTCAATTTGTTTTGAATAGTTGCTGTTTTAGACGTCTGCTGTCCTAATTGTGTCATTTTTGTCTTAGCACTGCTTAGTAATGTATTATATTTTTCTATTTCATTGTTTAATTTGTCACTTTGTTTGACTAATGCTTGATAATTTATATCTTTATCTAGTCTACTATACGTTTCTTGTGTTAATTTTTTATTTCCTGCATCTGGCATTTCATTTATTACAGATTGATTCGTGTCATTTCTCATTTTATCTAATGCACTATTAGTAATATCCAACTTTAACTGTCGACCAGTTATTTTTTTTTGTAGACTATCTATTTCTTTTTCTAGTTGAGTCACTTGCTCACTAGCTTCTTTATTGTTTACTTTTATTGCAATTTTGCTATTTTCACTACTTTTTTTCAAGTCTTGTATTTTTTTCTTTGCAAAATTTGTAGCTTGTTGCACTTTGCTTTTTATTTCTTTAGCATCTATTTTTGAAAAAGCTTCTTGTACTTGTTTCATTTTTTCTTTAATTGCCGGTACTATTTTATTAAATTCCTTCAATGCTTCTTCTACTTTTGCAGTTACAATTATTTCAATTTCTTCTGCTGTCATTATACTTCCTCCTTCCGCTTTTTACTTTTCATAAAAAAACGTCAGATTAATTCTGACGTTTGATTTTTATTTATGCTACTTGATTTACTAAATCTTTAACTTTTATTTCCATATTATCTAAATTTTCAAGTATGTCATCCCAAAAATATTCTGGTAATTCTCTGTATGTCGCTACCCCGTATTGGTCATTTAGCTTTCCATATACCCTAGGAAATATTTTTGATTTCATTTGATGATAATCTAAATTATTTTCTTCACATACTATTTTTACTTTTTCTTTAACAGCTTTTCTTAATAATCTTGCTTTATTTGAACTTAAATATATTTTCCTTTTTATTATTTCATCATGTTCTTGTAATTTATTATCGACTTCATTAAATTTTTGCTCTGTTTCAGTTTTAAATCCTGCAAATGCATAATTCATAATTGTTTGACTTTCCATTAAACTTTTTAACATATCCTCATTAGATATTTCTTTCTTTTCTTTTAATATCATATCACTCATTTATTATTTCTCCTTCACTAAATATTATATTTCCAACAACGTTTTGTTCATTGTTTAATGCTTGTTTCATTAATAATGCCCAATTTTCTATTTCTTGAATTTTATTCTCTACTATCCTTTTATTTTTAGATGGTATTTTTTGTAGTTCATCTTTTAAATATGTATATTTAGAAGCATTATTCAAAAAATCCGTTATATTTACTAGTAAGTTGTCTAATTTTATATTTGTATATACTTTATCTTGATTTATTTCTTTATCTAATTTTAATCGATTTACAGTATTTTCAGCTTTTTCTGCCCTTTTTCTTAATGTTTCTAACTCGTCTTCTAATGATTGTTTTTCTAGAATAAGATTTTCTGGTATTACCTCTTTAATAATTTCTTTTTCAACTACTTGTACTTCAGGTTTTGAAACGTTTTCTATTTTATTTTGCAAATTTCTTATTTGAATTTCTTTTTCTTTTATTGCTTCTTGAAGTTCTTCTGAATATTCTTTTTCTGCTTCTAACTGTTTTTTTATTTCTTTCTTTTCTTTTACAACTTGTTCTAATTCTCTTGTTGTCATTTCTTCTATATTGTTTTCTTGCATTACTTCTTCTCTATTTTCTTCATCTAAACCTGCAAGAAGAAACAATTTTGTACTTCCTAAATTCGCAATCGATTGCGAATTTGAAAAAGTTGTTGCAACTTTCATAAAATTATTTGCTGTTCTATGGCTTATATCTACTCTTTTCTTTAACCATTCTGAAAATTCTCCATGTTGCAAATTTTCTTTTACCTCTATAAGTCTTTTACCTATTTCTATTATATTCTGAGCAGTTTGGTCTTTTAATATAAGAATTTCTGCTGTTGTTTTTTCTATATTAAACTCTGTTAACTCTTGCATATCGATTTATCCTTTCTTGGCAACTTTTTCAGTGCTGTTAACCCTTCGTCTAAAGTAAATCTTCCTTTATTTACTCCTCTGTATATAGTCCCCATAATTTTGTATATTGTTCTTTTACAGTTTCTTCTGTCTTGTAAATATCCTTTTAAAGCATTTGTATATTCTTCCATTAAGCAACACCTACTTTCTGGTATGGTATACCTCTGCTAAATAAAGGATTTCCATTTTCGAATATATAATCATTAATATTTATATTGTCTATATCTTCTTTAGTTAAAGGTGTGGTACTTACCACAATATAACTTAACTCATTATAATTGCACCTCATAATAAATTGAATATTTCTTGTTTTGTATATAGCCTTCTCGATAATAGCATTAAACCAATTACCTTTTATTCTTTTTGGTTTGCTCCAAAGTACTAAATCATCTTTTTTTATTTCTTTAATTTCCATATGCTTACACCTCCAACATCTTCATAAGATTTTTATAAATATTAAAATTAAAAATCCTATAGCTTATTAGTTGTATAAACATAAATCCAATAAAACCTAAAGATGCATATATTCCTAATAATATAATTGTAAATATTCCTGTTATTAAAATTTCCATAATAAAAAGACCTCCACTTCAATTTTACTTGAATTTCAGTCCTTACTGTGATACAATATATTTGTAAGGACTAAAATTCTTATGTTTGAGATAATCTGTGCTGTTCGCCAAAACTTAGCAGGTTATCTCTCTTATTTTTTTAATTCTTGGTAGATTTTGTCTATTCCATCTCTAACAATTTCTGATTTATTTTTATCACTATGTTGTATACAATAATCTAATTTTTCTTTTTCTTTTTCTGATATTCTTACTTTTAATTCAATATTTTTAGGATTGTCAGTAGGTCTACCTATTTTTTTATTTTCTATTTTTCTCACCTCACTTTTGTTCACACACATATATTATAATATGTTCACACAAAAGTCAAGAGGTATTTTAATATTTTTTAAATTTTTTTCAAAAGAAAAAAACACTTAATTAAGTGCTTCTTTACATTTTTTAATTAAATTTTCTTTACTTATTAATTCAGTATATTTCCACTCTATTAGCTTTACATTGTTTTCTTGACAAAGCTTTCTTTTTTTATCATCTAAACTCTTTCTTTTTAGTAGTCCTTCTTCTCCTCCGAAATATGCCAATAGGATTATAATGTTGTTCTCCTTGATATTCAAAAGCGACTTTTTTGCTTGGAATATATATATCTATCGATTGTCTTCCGAGCCACTCTGCTCTATATTGATAAATGGCATCTTTAAATATATCTTTTATGATTTTATATAATGTAAGTTCTGATGTATTTTTTAATTTTATATAGTTAGGTAGTCCTATTATTTTTCTTAACACTTCATCTCTTCTATCATATGCATTGTTTACGGCTTCCATAGAGTCTTTAAAGTAATTCATTCTGTATTTCCAACAAATTGCTTCATTAATTGCATTATATGTTTCGTTCTTTTGTAGATGTGACTTATATAACTTTTGAACTGTGTATTCTTCGTTTAGATTTAACTCTTTTTTTAATTCTTCGAAGATTTCTTTTTCTTCTGTTATATCTATATTGCTATCTATTGAATTTTTATATATTTGACTTTCTGATATAATTGCTAATATATGCTGAAGTGATTTTTTTCTTACTGATATAAAATTATTATAATTATTCAGGATATACATATTAAATATATCTTCAATTCTGTTGATATCATATGTCACTTTATAATTGATAGTTATATCATTTTTCAATATGTTTTTAACAATTTCTACATCATCTGCATTTTTCATATAATATTCTTTAACCCAAAAGTTAAATTCTTCAAATTTTGGAAATAAAAACACTGATTTATCTTTGTCTACTTTTGCTTGCTTTCTTTCTATATTATACTTTTCTAATGAATATAATCTATCGTACTGTTTTATTTCTTGCAATAATTCCTTTTCATTTGGATATAGTTCTATCTCTTGTGTTTTTTTATTCATTTCAAGTTATCCTTTTCATAAGTATTTTATAAATTATTAAATACTTTTAGTATCTTGTCTTTGTTTATATGTTCTTCATAACCAGTTAATACTAATCCTTTGTTGTACACTGCTTTCATTTCATAATTATCAAAACTTGGCATTGTTATTATTCCTTTTTCTTTTGCAGATTTAATATTTGATTTTGTTAATTCTTCTTTGCTATTAGTATTATATAAATATATTTCTATATATTCACCATTTATTTCTAGTCCATAACCTTCTTTTGCTCCTATGAGTTCGGCTGATTTATTTATTTTGTTATCTATTTTTAAGTTTGCTTCTTCAAGTTTTTTTATAAAATCATCTATATTCAAATTACTTTGTGATTGTTTTATATTACTTGTTAGACTACTTGTAGCGCTTTCACTATCGCCTTGATTAGCTAAATATAAACAAATCCCTATGCTTGCAATTATAATTATTACGATTATTGCTATTATAAGTTTTTTGTTATTATTTCCCGATGAATGCTTGCTCATCTTTTTCCCCTCACAATGTGCCATAATTGATTCCCCCTTCATTCAATATATTAAGAATTATATCGAACGAAGTCGAATAAGACAAGAAAAATCGTGTTACAAAATTCGACACTTTTTTTCGTTGTCAGCAATTTTTTTATCCTTTAAACAACTTTCTTTGCTCTTCTAATGTTTGCTCTTGTTTATCTTCAAACAACTTTTTGTAATTATCTCTAATCATTATTATTTTTGCATTCTTATTCATACAATCACCTGCGATTAATTTATTAGTCACCGCTTCTTGTAAATCTATTTCTCTTCTCAAATCGTCAAAAATTTTAACTAAGTGAGTTTGACAGTAAATATTTATTTCTGAATATCTGCTATTCCAAAATTCGGACGGCTTCATATCGAAATAATACGCAAGTGGTTCTATCGCATATATTAAGTCTATTAAATTGTTAGTGTCTTTTATATTTTGTATTATATTGCTTAATCCTTTTGACTCTAGAACTCTTGTTCTATTATCTTGCCTACCACGTTTTCTGCAGATTTCTCTACAATCTTGTCTAAGTTTAGCGTAGACAAAGGATTTGTTGCTATTTCTTTCAACTCTTTCTTTGTCATTTTCTTTTTGAAAAAACCCTCATCATTCAATGCCTCCGCAATCTTTTCATATAAATTTTTAATTGTCATTCCTTCTTTTCTACATTCATCTATAAAATCGTAAACTTCATCACTATTTGTAAATGCATTTTCTCCACTTTCTAATTCTGATATTTTAAATATTATCTTTGATAAAGCTTCCATGTCTAATATAGAATATGCTTTAATAAAAGCTTCTTCAAAATTTTTATTTTTAAGTAGATTAGCTATATCTACTATTTTTCTTGTTTTTAGTACTAAATTAATATTTCTATTTTTTGTTTCTATAATCATTTTATTTTCTCTCCTTTGCAAAAGAGAGAAGACTTTTCAGTCTTCTCTTATTAAAATTTTGTTGAATCTCCCTCTACAGGATATCCATCTGTTTCTACTACTTTTGATTCTTTATATACTCTCATAGTATCCTTTATAAAGTCCCCATCGTTCATCTCTTGTCCTGCAATATCTACAGTACATTTCACAGTCTGAACTAATGGTTTATTGGCAACTGATGCTGTTGTCTCTGGATATTCTAAGAATAAGAATATTGTTGTATCTGCATCAGCTATTTCTTGAATAGCTTTATGTGTTTCTTGTATAAACATCATTTCTATATCAACAGTTTCTGCTTTTCTTTTTCCTTTAGCCATTCTTTCTTCTTCTAAATCTAATGCACTATATGTTTGTCCCTCTTTTAAAGTTTTTAATTGTCCTACCTTTTGAACATAACCTATATCTGTTCTGTCTCCTGTTAATGTTGTTGCATAAGACACCTTCGCTTTCATAGCAACTTGTGGTGTTGTTGTTTTTGGTGTTGCTTCATCTCCCATTTTTAATTCCTCCTATCTTAAATTAAAAGAGCTCGTTATAGAATTATAACAAACCTCAAAAGTTATTGTTATACCATATTTTTGCAGTATTTGGTCATATACTGCAGGACTGGTATTTGTCCTTGTAAAATTAAGTTCTTGAAGCTTTTTATCAACTTCATCTGTCATTTGCATTGCCTGGCGTTGCTTTTCATTCCAACAAGTTATCGAAATTTGAAATGTAGAACGAATAGGAAATGCATTTTCGGTTAAATTTACTGACTTTAAAGGTGTATGTAATTCTAGCATAGGAAATTTACTTTCTGTATTTGGATTGCTTAAAATTGGCTTATTTTTATACAATTTTTCTAGTTTTTCATATACTAAATCACTAAACTCTTTTATACTTAAATCTTTCATTACTTACATACCTCCTTCAGCATTTCATCTAGTTTCTTCTTGACAATTTCTGTATTTTCATTTCTGGTTTTAAATTCAGCATCGCCTAAAAAGTGATTTGCCCTTGAACCAACCGCTACATAGAATTGAGTATTTCCTATTGTTGTGATTGGAAAATTCAAGGATCTACCTACTTTATGTACGGGTATATACCACTCAGTGTAACCTGTTTCCAAAAAGTGTTTTGTCTTACCAATATGTTCTTTTTCAGCATATTGACCTGTTCCGAAATATTCAAACCATAAATATGATTGTCCATTTTCAGTCATAAATTTAGCAGGGTCTGCATAAACCCTGCCTTTAACTGTTTTCGTTGACATATCAACCATCTCAACGATAATACCATCTTCTTTATGACCTTTTTCTAATCTTATTGCACAACCTCTAATGTTTTTTAGAACATCTTCTGTTGCTATCTTTACTGTTTGTGGTAGTTTTTGAATTATAGCATTAATATTTTTGAAATTATTTTTTACTTTTATATTACAATTAAAATTTATCATTCTTGCACCTTCTCACATATATATACATAAGTACTTCCAATTTTGTTTTTGTCAATTATCTTATATTGAGGTTTAAACTCCTCTAATTTTGAGACATCTTCAAATGATATTCCATTGCCTTTTTGTATATCATAATCTCTTGTCGTGCGACCTTTATATGTACTATAATCGACTTCACCTGTGGACTTTCTATCTAACTCGTTGACATCTTGTTGCATATTTAGCCAAGCTATGCTTTTATATTTCCATTTCTTTTCGGGTTCGCCGTGGTCTTCTACTTCTTCATATTCTGATATATATACTTTAGTTAAATCTCGTAATAACATTATTTAATCCTCCTTAATCCAGATTTTATAATGTCATTTCTTAATTTATCTATTATATCTTCAAATGATGTTGAAATAGAACCTTCATTTCTGCTTGTTAATCCTTCTGCACCTCTTGACAGATAGAGCGCTTTTACAGCTTTTTTTATGTATGGAAATAATTTTTCATCATCTTTTTGTCTATTAGAAATATCAGAGGCAATAGAACTTACTTCCTCTAATATTTCATTTAAGACTTCTTCATCATTTTTATAGTTAACTCCTAAATCATCTATTATCTTATCTATACTATTGGTTTCTGCCATTTCTATTGCCTCCTACACTATTCTTTTTCAGCTTTTGGTTCAGTCTCTTTTTCTGTTCCCTTCTTAGCTTTTGGTTCAGTCTCTTTTTCTGTTTTATTTACCTTTAGTCCTATAAATGTTGCCATCTTAATACCTCCTAACCTTCGTATGAGCAGTATACACCAGCTAATTTGTTTTCATATACATGTCCATATAAGTTGTTGTTTCTATATTTAAATACGTTGTCATCTCCATTTTGGTCTTCATCTGGTGTAAAGTATTTTATGTATTGGTCCATAGCTGTAACAACTGCAGATTTTTCAACACATAAGAAGTTAATTTCTTTTCCACCTTCTATTAATTCATAGTAGTCTGATGTTGATGGATTTCCTGTTGGTGAAGTTACTTTTGAATAAGCTCCAGAACTTTCTGTGTAATATGTCTTTCCTGATACTACAGCTGTATCTTTTGACTTAATATATGTGTCTTTGGCTTTTTGATATCCATAGTTTTCTTTTCCACTATTTAATGTTACTGCTGTATACATTCTTGTTTGTGGAACTTCAATTATTGTTGAAAATCTTTCTAAAACTTTTTTTGATTTAGTTGTATCTAAGTCATCAATCATTCCTTTTAATGTTGGTGTTATAAATAAAATTCTGTTTTCTGTTGAAACTTCATCTTCATCCATTTTATTTGTACATGCTCTTAATGCACTTACAACTCCTGCACCATCTGAAATTGTTTCTTTTTTTGTTGAAATTCCATCCACTCCTGCTATTTTGGCAATTCTTGCTGCATCTGTTTCTGGAACTACTTTTGTTCTTACAAATTCTCCAGATAATCTTGCAAATGGTAGTCCTAATGCTTCTTGATTGTCTAATCTATCAATTCTTAAATCTTGACTTCTTTCTTTATCATATTTTACTGTTTCCCATTTAAATGTTGTTGAACCTTTTGTATATCCATCATTTCTTGAGAAATCTCCTAAACCATCCATATCTAGTTTAGCTACTTTAATTTCTCCATTTAATCCTTTTTGTACTGTTGTTTCATCTCCATCTAATATAGATGTTTTTGCTTCGTTTTTATACACCTCATCTAATTTTGGTAAGTATATTGTTGATATTTCAATATTATTCATTTTTTAATCCTCCTATTTAATTAATCCCATTGCCTTTCTTATTGCTTCATCAGCACTTGACTTATTACCAGATGGGTCTGGATTGTATGGTGGCTTTTCTTTTGCCCACTCATTTACTGCTTTCTCAACAATTCTGTCTTGAATTGCTTTTATAAGCTTTGTTTTTTCTTGTAATTGCTCTGCTGTCATGTTTTCATAATCAAAAAGATTTAAAAATTCTGGATCAAATGCTGTATCTTGTGTTGTTGCTATTTTTAGAGCTTCATCTTTTAAGTCTCTAGCATTTAACTTTCTTTGAATTTCTTGGTTTGCTTCTTCTTGTTTCTTTAATTGATATTGAAGTTTTTGGGTTTCGTTCATTTGAGCTAACTTTTCAGCTTCTGACTTTTGTGTGTCTTGTTCTAATTTCCATTGTTCTTTTAATTTTGTTTCATGTGTTTGTATTGCTTTTTGAACTCTTCTATCAAATTCAGCTTGATATTCTTTATTTGATAAAACATCATCAAAAGTCTGTGTTTGTTTTTGATTGTTATCCGTTGCATTATTTGCCCCGTTTACATCAATATTTGTGCTATTTGTGTTTTGGTTTTCGCCTTCCATATTTTCTCCTATCCCAATTTGTTCTTCTGCCCAAATTGTTACATAAAAAATTCTGTTGTTCTTTATAGCCTGCTCCAGTAAAAAGGCATAAAAAATAGACGTACGTCTACGTCCAAAAATTTATAATTATAAAATGTTAATAACTTATTTATTAGTTGAACTCTCCATTGTATTTCTTAATGCCTTATCTATTGTAATTACAGTAAATATAATCCAATACCAAGTTGGCATTTGTAATTTAATGCTTAATATTAAGACTAATAACCACATTTTATTTTTCTTCCCTTGTTACTCCTATTATAGCCCAAAATTGTGCTTCTTCTAATTTTGTTAATGCTAATGATGTTTCTCTGCTTGGCTTACACTTTAAATCTATTTCATCATAGATAATAGAAAAACATTCTCTTATATGTTGTATTCTGTTGTTTTTTTCTTCATCTACAGCTAAATATTTTGCTCTATCGTTCATTTTTCCACCTTCTTTCCATAATAAAAGCACCTACTTACTAGTAAGTGCTTAAAATATTGTTTTCTTTAATTTATTGTTTCTCATGCTTTCTTGTTCTTCTTTTATTAATTTTTCATATTCTTTTCGTATATCATCAGG